AATACCAATATATATTGTATTTGCAAACGAAGTAACATAACCGCCTCCATACCAATTTATAACAGCACCACTCGCTAGCCATAAATCTGACCACCCCTTAGATGAAGTTCCTAGCGCTATACCATTGTCTGATGTAGGGTACATGGAATGACCAGCTATCGTTATTTCATCAGTGTTATTTAACTTAAGCTTAATGCTATTAGGGGTACCAAAGTCTATACATGTCTGATCGTCCTCGCCGATTATTAAGTCAGTTGCAAAAATAGATGTTATATTTGTCTGTGCTGCTGATAATGTCGTAGCATTCCCCGACGAAGTTACATCTCCTGTTAAATTAACAGTAGCTGAACCTGTTGTTTCGTTTACATCATCTCCTATAAATTTCATAAAAGAATTAAATTATAATTTTTCTTATTGATATATTATCGATAGTTGCTTTTAAATCTGAGCTTTTCAAAACAAGAGAAGAGTGTGTCGAAGTTCCTGGAGCTATATTGAATGATAAGTTTCCGTTTGATGTAACTGCATTATATGCAACATCACCTCCAAAGAAAATCATCAGAGAACCCTCAATATAGTTTGAGACTTTCATTTCTACTAAGTAGTTTGAAGATACATCTAACAATGAATTATCATCAACATATAATCGAACATCAGAAGCAGCGTCAGCGTTTACTACAAAACCTGAATTATTCTTAACCCATCTGCTATCAACGCTCCAATTGTTTGTATTTATAACATTTGCACTGATAGTATCATATGTTGGTTGATTATCAAAATTGGTTATTAACGAAGCAGCAATTACGTCTTCATTAATACCTAGAAGTGCAAGTGCGATACTTTCAGTTAATATAGTTGTAGAAGTTGTAGAAGTTCCAATGATTGAACTTGCATTGTAATCTAATAGCAATTTAATCTCTGCAATACTAATACTTAATTCATAATTATCAATAGTACTAACCTTTAAGTTAATAGCAGTTGAAGGTATTGAAATAGTTGAAAGTACATGATCAGCTACAACAGATTGTGTTATATGTTTCATTAATGATCTATAAAGTTCCAATAAAATAAAAGATGCTGTAGTACTATTATAAATACCCGGTAACTTCTTACTTAATTTTTCAGTAATAGAATCAAATATAACAGTAGCTTCATTTATATTCAAAAATGTTCTAGTAAAAGTACCCTGCGAAACAGCAGCAACAAGTCCATTTTCACTTATGACTTCTGCTTCATATTCAGCCGATTTGACAGCACCTAAATACTTCTTAATAAGAAAAACTTGTTGCTTTAATGTTGTTGCATCAAATTGAATCCTATTTAAACGTGCTAAAGGTAATACACTGTCAATTATAGCTTCCTTAGCTACATTAACTACTATCAGAGCTGCGGCTGCCTTCCGGTCGGCTGCTCTCTGTTCTATTATTTTTGATTTATTTATTGCCATCTAAAAATATGTTGTTGTTTTATTACATTGATGCTTGTAATACACCAACCATAGCACCATAATCGCCATCATTCTTTTGAATAATACCGTCGATAGTCGCTTTAGCCTTTTCTGCATCATAATCTTCACCAAATGCTTTCTTAAGAATAACTTCAGCGTATTCTTTGAAATCTTCGTCAGATTTGATGTCAGCTTCGTTTACGTTAGAAACTGAATCATTTGCAGTTGTTTCTGAAATACCAGCTACGAATGTTTTAAAATCATTAATTCTTTCCATTACAATGTTTTATTTTTATTTTAATATATATCACTCAAAGGTAACCTTCTTTATGCTGAACTTAAATTTCTCTTGGTTGTATATCTGTTGTCGGACTTTTCCGTGCTTGTACAAATAATTATCCCATTCGACTGTTCTAATGTCATCCACGAAATCTACAATTAAAACTGCATCCTTTGATTCGTGTTGTCTCAGGCCTCTCCCTATTGACTGTCTGATGATAACCTCAGATTTAAAGGACTCTGTAAAGAATATGTTATGAATCTTCTTAATTGAAATACCTGTACTAAATGTACCAAAACTTGCAACGATAACAACTTCATCACCAGCTTCCATTTTCTTTTTGTATTCCTCTCTTATATCTTTGTCGGTTCCACCATCTACATAGAAAACTCGTTTATCTGAATCCTCTCTAAGTTTTTCATATATCTTACGACCATGGTCTATTCGATGGAACAATACTAAACTGTTTCTCGGAACCTTGGAAATAACACTACATATGAAATCTAACCTTGATGGATTATCAATAACAAAATTCTGTTCTAAACTGAATACATCTTTTCTATCGTATTTACTTTGTGATAATTCAAAAAATGCAGTTCGTTGCTTATCTGTTGCATAATTCATTTCAATAACCTTAACATTGCATTTTGCAATATAGCCTTGATCTTGTAAAAAAGAAGCCTTAACTTCAGAAATTACAGGTCCAGTCTGACTCATCAATGTTAACTTATCCAAAGTACCATCTTTTGGTAATGTACCAGAAAGACCAAACTTATATGTTGCGTTTTTACACTTACCTAAAATAGTTTTAATTGAAACTGATTTTGCTTTATGAGTTTCATCTACAATAACTGCACCGAATTGATCAAAGTATTCTGTTGGTTTTTTAACAAGAGATTGATAAGTACCAATGATAACATTCTTACCATCTTTAATTTTCTTACCTGCAAATATCTGTTGTATCTTCAAGTCTATTCTATTCGCATAGTTATATTCTTGAAAATCTTCACTGGCTTGCAGAACCAACGAAACATTAGGAACTATAAACAAAATCTTTTCGACTGTCTTAGTTTCTAATAATCGAGCTACTGTTAAAAAACTTATTAATGTTTTACCTGCAGAAGTTGCAAGTTCTGAGAGGCTTCTCCTATATTTTAATATATTAAATGCCGCTTCTATTTGATAATCTCTTGGAGTGATTTCACTCTCTTCAAAAAAGTCTAAAGACCATTTAGTAAATTCATCTTGCTTAATGTTCGTATCAATTATACGTCGAATTCCATTTATCTGCAATTCAAAGCTGTAATCTTTACAAACTCCCATTATGTATTTCCATAAACCAGCTGGAATCCATTTATCGTCTCTTATATATGAAACGTAACCGTCCCATACACCCTTCTTAACTAGAGGATTAAATCTCCAACTATCAATTCTTTTAGTTAGTGAGATATTTAATTGCTCTAGTTCAAGTTCAGTGGCTACATCTACACGTAACCATTGATTATCATCAGTTAATGTTAAAACCAAATTATCGTATGTTTATAATTTACTCATGTCCAATCTGTTCTTAATCGCAAATCCCATATTATCTAATGTCTTTATAGATCCTTCTATAAAAGCTTTTTGTAATGTGAGTAATTCTAGTATTTGTCGATCATCAGATAAATCTGCTTCAATGAACTTCTCTCGTTGCTTATCACTTAATCTGTGATCGTATTCGAAATATTCAATCCACTTTACCTTATAGTTCTTTTCAATTATAGATTTCTGACTACGCATCTTAGATGCCATTGTCGCTAAATTCTCTATGAGAATCTGTCTATAACTTAAACTATATGAACTTACTTCTTCGAGGTCTTTCCCCATTTTAAGATTTAATGTTAAATCTTTAATTTTATCTGTCCAATCTGTTCTTTTTTCACTTAGATATTCATCTAACTGTATAATTTTGTCTGAAGACTTTGTCATATCTTAAAAGAGTTCGTTACTATTCTTATTGGGTTTAATAAATTTACTAGTTACCAGTTTCTTTGAATACCTTGGCATTATAGGAATATCTACCGAACTGTGCTTATGCTCATTTGATTTAAACCCAAGAAATGCTTTAATGTTTTTTTCATTTCTTCGTTCGTTGTCAAATTCTTCAAATTCTAAATCAATCATCTTAATTATACCATCAATCATATGTAATACGCATCAAATTGTGAATCTGTAAAATACTCATTCACTTTGGTTAAACATTTATTTTTGTTTTCCCAGGATGACATTACTAAGTCGTTTAGGTCTTTTATTTTGTTTTTATATATATTCATATTTGTTTCTTTAAGAAACTTAGTCCACATGAACACTCTTTTACCTTTTTTTAACTTCTTAAGCATACTCATCTTACCTGGATCGTCATTATCAAACATATATCTCACAGTTGGAATCTCATCTAATTCGTCAGTAGATCTACCAACCGATGCAAGTCCTAATGTATTTTGCATGAACATTGCATCTATAGGTCCTTCAAATACTGTCACATCTTCTTGAAAATTAACTAACATGATACCGAATAAAGTCGATAGCTTTTTCATACCCATCATTTCTTCAGGGGTTGATGTGATTTCTCTGCCCATCTCTTCATATATCTTTTCGATATCGTATGTTAAATATCTGGAATTCTTTTTCTTAACAAGAGATCTTGTCTGATAACCAATAATCTTATCACCGGGAGCTATATTCAAAACAACTAATCGTTTGTCGCTTGGTGAATATAGAAAGTTTCTGGTTTTATTATGAAGCAATCTGTTCTTTAAGTAAAACCAAGGGTAATCACCTGGTTCTATTTCAACAAACTTCATTTCTTTCTTTAATTCTGTACGTTCTGGCGCTAAATCTAATATTTTCTTGAATATACCATATTGTAATGTTTCAACATTGTTCGTTTCAACTTTATGATGTTTAATATATTCTATTACGTTTATAGAATCCATTTTATCTTTGAATCCAATGTTATGATCTTTCAATAAACCATAAACATCGGTATGAACACTACAATTAAAACAGTGATACTGTAAAGTAGTCCAATATAAATTACCTCTTTTCTTATAAGTATCATTAAATGAATCACCACAATACGGACATGCTATCGTCAAGCGACCTGGCATTTCCTTTATCATTTGTTTATTAGGATCTGAATGTTCTTTCACAACAACAGATTTAACTAATGAACGAACTTTAGTTTTTAATTCTTCTGATATATTTTTTATAGGTTCTCCCATCTAATTAAAGTAAAAAAGGACACCAGTTTCCCAGTGTCCTTAAATTATTAAATCTAATACGTTAACGACATTTTAGATTAGGTTTAAATGTTTAAATCGTCTAGAAATGAATCTAAATCGTCTCCATTACTCACATCTGTTGTTTCAGTAACTGGTGCTACTGATTCGGTAGGTGCTTTTTCTTTTGGAGCTCTCTTAGTCGTGGTTGTCGTATTCATAACCGTATCGATTGATGATCCAGGACTTAGATATTGTCTCAATACTGAGTTTACAAAGTCTAAAGTTTCAGAATTCCAAGGCTTGTACTCATATGGTTCAAGTGAAGGTGCTCCGTCTAATTCAGCTTTAATAACTTCCATAGATTCTTTGTTTCGTTCAGCAGGTTCTCCTTCAATTGAAATTGCAGAAGTAGATGCAGAGAACTTACTTTTATCATAGTTGTTAAAGTCACCTTGTCTTGTGATAATCAACTCAAAATTCTTACCATTAAATAGGTCAAAGATTTGTGTTGGTTCTCCAAATGCTGGTTTTGTTTCTTCTTCGATCTTTTCTTTGATTTTGTAACCAAATCTAAAGATTTTGTATGTTCCTTCTGATTCAGGATTCTGAGGATCTTTGATAATTTTTACTAGAGAATAATATTGCTCTCTTCGTTTTAATTTATCACTCATCTTACGGTCTACTGCTGAATCAGATTTACGTAATTTAAAAAATGCTTCTGCTATAGGGCATTTATCACCGATTGTTGCTGGTGAATCTACTACCTTACCATCTCCATTTGGTGTTGTTAACCAATGAACGTATTTTTTAATTAAAGAGTTTCTTGGGTTTGATGGGTTTGGTACAAATCGAATTAATGCTTTGTAAGTTCCATCTTTTCCTTCATCAGCTGAAGGCTTATAAATCTCGTTTGCTGTTGATTTACTTTTGTTTTCGTGAGTATCTACGTCTGAGATATTCAGGTTGAAAATGTCAAAATCTGCCATGTCTTAAATTGTTTAGTTTGTTTAATTGTTTATTTGTCGTTAACTGCTATTATACTTGTAGATTTAAAATAGTTTCACATCTACCCAAAATATATTACTTTTTTATAGAGAGTACATGCATCCCTTCTCGTCTACCCATTTACCAGATTGAATATTCTTATGTAAACCTGCTTTTGATAAGATCTGCAACATCTCAGTATCACTCAGCCTATTATTTAGCACCATATTATTTAAAATAGTATGTAGTCTAATATTATCTATAGGCTTGATATCCTTCTTTATTTTATTGTTATTAATCATCTTTATTGCATTTTTATTATATTATTATAGGTGCTTTTGTTTAACCTTTGAAAATAATCTGAAAATAATCTGCTAAATGTGAAACAAAACCACGCCAAGACAGTATAACCTTGAAGTCTTTAAGGTCGGAGGTAGATATAGTCACAAGGTATACTATATTTAATGGTTTTCTAGAGTATTAATGTAGCTCATATAACATAAAAAGAAAGCATCTACGAGGTCATCAAAAGGTTTCGGAACTTTCTTATCTTCAGGATCGACTAAGCCATCACAGAATTTAAAGAACTGTGAGGTCTTTAAGCTTTCAACTGCTATACGGTTTTCGACGAAGGAGTTCCACAATTCTCGCTTATTCATGTTACCTTTACCGGCAAACTTCTTAATTGAGGTCGGAGCTATGGTTTGAATGTCTAAAGGCTTCAACTCATTCAAGAATTTATTCTTTAGGATAGCTGCGCCAGATGCCATGTCAATTATATTATTAGTACCTTGTTTGGATCCATAAGAAGAACCTTCAAATGAAATAATAAAATTGTCTTTAGGGTCTGTATGGTCGAGGACGAGCTTAAGGATTTCATCAGACATAACATTATACCGTCTAATCTTTAGAAGCTCCTTACTTGAGTATTCTTTAGAAACAGAAAAATCAGGTTGCTTGACAAGTGTTACGTCATCGAGCATACCTATTTCTTCTTGTAGTTTCTGTTCTTTCTTGGTACCAGATTTATCCTTTATATAACTAATAAAATGGAATCTCTTAGTTCCATCGTTATATATGCAAATACCTGGTGAATTTAATGAAAAGTCGATTGCGACAAAATTCATAAAAGTTTGTTTAAATTATTAATCTACGATCGAATTTGTTATATTTTCTTTCCAAGTGCTGCACCTAATGCTGCTCCAACTAAACGAGAAGTTAACATACTGTACATGATACTTCCTTCACTAATTCCTAATACTTTTGCAAGTACCTTTCCAACTGTTTTACCTAAAGCAAAACCGGCCAATCCACCGAATATAGAACCAAACAAACCTTCATTTGTTATCTCATCATCAAATCTATTTAGATCGAAGCTTCCATCTTCATTAGCATATTGCTTAGTAAATTCTTCAATAGCTGTATTAACCTTCTCTTCGAGTTCAGGCGTCCATTGAGTTTGTAAGGATTCTGTCAACATCTCCATTTCTGTAGTTGTTAATTCTCCTTCTTTTAAATATTGTTCAAACGTTTTCATAATCTATATATTCTATTTATATTTTTATACTATCTCTAATCTAATATCGAATCTGTTATAATAGAAGTTAAGAGTAAACGTTGCAAAATCAGCAATATTAGAACTCATATTAAGTTCCAACTCAGATATCGAATTGAATATAGGTTTTTCAAATCCTACAGATATCACATTGTTCCCTTCAGAATCTAATATCTGAAGCTTTAAGTCTTCAATATATGGTGATTTGTTTTCCTTTGAATAATAGTATAATAAAGTATCTTGTAGAATCCAATAATTTATATACCCATCTAATAACTGCAGTTCTACTTGTATCTGTCTTTCAGAAATAGTATTCTGAATAGGTACTGATCCTCTATGATACGTTATAGTTCCATCATTTGGTGATTGTTCAACCGGATCAAACGATAAACCAGGTACACTTAAACCCTGAATACTATAGTTTACAAAATCAATAGGCTCTGATATCAAATTACCAGGCATCTTGTTTAAATAAGGTCTATACTTATCTGCAACTTCTTTAGGTATGAAATTCCTATTAAATTTAAAGTTGAATAAATTATTTCTACTATTTAATATCATTATATGACTTTAATTTTACCGCTATACAACATACTTGAATTGTCATTACCATAATTTAATGTAATATAGAAAGTTCCAGCCGATCCGATTCCATTAAACATGTTTGCAACTGTTTTATCTATTTTAAATACAACTTCTCCATCTGAATTACTAATACCAGGGAATGAAGCATCTTGGCTTATCTGTTGTTTGTTTCCATTGTAATCTATAACCAATTGTATATCTTCAGCTCCGACTAAATCGATAGCTATTAAATCTCCATTAATTAAATTAGCAATTGAAAATCTTACATTAGAACTAGATGCATTTGATATACTTAATTTACATTCACCTTCAGCTTTAAATTCTGAATC